CGTCCCTAATGTCATCGACACCTTGATGCCGGTGCTCAACGCCGCCCGCTCGTTCGCCGAGGAAGAGTCCTCGACACCACAGATTGCGGGAGATATGCAGTCGCCGGGTATGGCTGAGTCGGCCACAGGTGCCTTGCTAATTAAGCAGTCGTCTACCACTATCCTAGATTTCCTAGCCGAAGAGTGGGACGATAACATCACAGAGAAGCTGATCCGCCGCTTCTGGGCGTGGAACATGCAGTACGGAGATGACCCGTCTATCAAGGGTAACTACCGTATTGACGTACGTACCAGTACGGAATACAAGAACAAGCAGCAGTTTATCCGGGACATCGAACGCCTATCTATGGAGACTAAGCAAGACCCGGAGCTGGCAGCTATCGTAGACCGGGCGGAGTTGATGCGGGCTAGGCTAGCTATGATGCACCTGCCGTCGCAGGCTATTATCCGTACTCCGGAGCAGGTAGAGGCTATCAAGCAGCAGCAAGCCCAGCAGCCTAACCCAGATATGCTGGACTACAAGCTTAAGGAGATGGAGCTACAAATCAAGGCCGGGGAACTGGAGCTTAAGAAGAAAGAGCTGGAGTTCAACGCCAAGCAACAGCAGCTCCGTGAGCAGTGGGAACACGAAGAGAAGATGTCGGCCAACTATGCGCGTACCGTGGAGTCCGAGGCTATGGTTATTCGTACGCAGAATGAGAAGGAAACTCAGATGCTGCAACTGGCAGCTAAGATGGAAGAGGGAGAAAAGAAGAACGCTATACTGAAGGATATTGCTACAATGAACAACGAGACTAAGCTGTTCACTGCCTCCTTGCAGGAAAATCGCAAGCAGCGTGAGGCCTTGTTGACCCAAGAAGAGCTGTTTATGAAGCGTGAATTCGGTACCGGGATCTAATCCGTGACCAATTTCGACGAGGACTTTAACTTCCGTTCAGGAGATTGGGGTGTTTTGAGGGACAAACTAGAGAACGATCTAGCTAATTCCTACGAACTCCTAGCCTCTAAAGGGTGCTCTAATGATGAATCTAACATACTTCGGGGGAGGATTCTTTACATTAAGAGCATCCTTGCCTCCGCACAGGCGGCAGCTAATCGCTCCCGCTAAGGAGAAAATAACAAATGGGAACTAATGTAGATGAACACACTCTAACCGAAGGTACAAGTGAAGAGGATCTCTTCAACAGTATTCAGGAAACACTCAGGACTGGCTCCAGCGGAGATCTAGATAAGCTGATGGAGACGGAGCTAAAGGCCCCGGAACAGGAACCTGTTGTAGTCGAGGAACCTATCGTAGCCGCTGAACCAGCGCCTACTAAAGAGGAAGAGGCACAAGCACCAAAGGAAGAGCCGCAGGCCGATTGGCTTACCGCACTACCTGATGATGTGAAGGAAAGAGTCAAGGCGCTCAAGGATGAGCGTGACCAGTTCGAGCACCGCGTGAAGTCCGAACTTGGCCGAGTACCTGCGTTGCAGAGAAAGGTTGACGAGCTATCACGGAAACTGACGGAACCGCGCCCGGCACAAACCCCGGCCGCAGATACGCAGAAAGGCGGAAACACGCCAAGTAAACTCCAAGAAAGAATTGCCCAGATTAGGCTAGTAGATCCACTCCTTGCTGACGCCCTAGAGGACATCAAGAGTGAAATTGCACAGCCCCTGCGCGAGGAATTGGGAGCTAGGATCGAGAATACTACGCAGCTAGTGCGTATGGAACAAGAGGAGGCCCTGTTTAACAGGGAGAATGAGAAACTTCTTGCGGCCGTACCGCGTGCTCACGACGTATTTAAACTGCCGGTTTACCGGGAGTGGGTAGGAAACCAGACAGACGGTATCAAGACGCTAGCCGCGTCTATGTACGCAGATGATGTAGTAATGGTGTTGGAGAAGTTTGCCAAGGAAATGCAGGCAGCCGCTCCGCAAGCACCAGCCGCTACACCACCCGCACCCGCCGCTGCTCCTAATCCACAAGCCAGTAAAGTGTTGCAGGAACGGGAAAGGAAGTTGGGAGCCTCAGCGCCGTCGGCGGTGAGCGGGGTAGCTAAGACAGGCGATGGATTGCCTACTGACCCCGAGGCCCTATTTTCTTACTATGCAAACAAACTTCGCAAAGGCGAAATGTAATCTAAGGAGAATTTACTATGAGTTATTCAGGTGTTCAGTATGGCGATATCTCGCCCCGCGTAGGTATCTTTGCAGTTGCTAAGATGCTTGACCGTGCCATGCCCCAGCTCGTGCTGGAAAAGTTTGGCGAAGTGCAGGCCCTTCCTAAGAATAAGGGTCTAACCATGAAGTGGCGTCGTCCGGTTCCGTTCGACGTTTCCCCTGTTGCACTGACGGAAGGTGTCACGCCCGTCCCGACTGTGATGGAATACGAGGATGTCTCGGCTACCATTTCGCAGTACGGCGGTTGGGTCGGCTTCACTGACGTTATTCAGGATACCCACGAAGATCCTGTCCTCCGGGATATGACTGATCTTTGCGGTGATGCTGCTGCTACTACGAAAGAGATGCTCCTGTGGTCGGTGATCCGTGGCGGTACTTCGGTCATCTACTCCGGTACGGCTACCTCGCGTGCTACGGTGGTTGCTACTATCACGGACGACGAGCTTCGCTCCGCCCAGCGTGTTCTCAAGACTAACCACGGTAAGCACATTACCAAGATGATTGGTGCGTCGGATAAGATCTCGACTGAGCCGGTGGCTCCTGCGTTCCTTGCGTTTGGTCACACTAACTTTGAGCAGGATCTGCGTGACATTGCAGGCTTTGTTCCCCGCGAGTACTACTCCAACTATAGCCCGGTGTCGGAATATGAGATCGGCAAGTTCGAGGATATCCGCTTTGTGTTGACCCCGCACCTCGAACCCTTCTTCAACTCGGGTTCGGCTACTACGACTGGCGTTCTGTACACGACCCTTGTGGACGTTTACCCGCTGGTTATCGTGGCGCAAAATGCCTACGCGGTCACTCCGCTTAAGGGCATGAACTCGGTTGAGATGGGTGTCCTCAATCCGAAGCTAGCCGGTAGCTACGAAGACCCGCTGGGTCAGCGTGGACTGGTTTCTTGGAAGATGTGGTTCGTGGCGACTCGTCTCAATGAGACTTGGATGACTCGTATCGAAGCTGCCGTTTCCGCGTACTAATTAGAATAGGAGATAACTATGGCAACTTATAAATCCGCTGCGTACATTCAGGGCAATGTATATCGCCCCACGACTGAAGCGCCCTTCGCCATCACCAGCACCATCAAGATCCCCAGCGGTACACTGCTGGCGGCTAATGATGTCTTTAAGTTCTTCAAGATCGGTGCTAACGTCCAGATTCTGGACATCACGTTCCACACTTCGGATCTAGACACGGGTACTGCTATTACTCTTGATCTAGGTTATGACTGCCCTACACTGACTGATGATGATGACGCCTTCATGGCGAACAGCACCATCGGCCAGACTGGTGGATTTGTGCGGGTAGAGAATGGCGGCGATGATCCGTTCCCTGTTGGCCTGCTTGCTGCTATCGCTGAGACTATCACGATTCAGGGTAAGGTTGAAGTAGCTCCGACTACTGACCCGGCTACGGATCGCTACCTCACGGTAACGGCGCGTTGCCAGAAGGTTTCGGCTGTTCCTTCCGTCACGCCTGAGTATGTGTACGCTAACCGCTACAGCCTAACGACTGGTCAGGCTACTCTGTAATAGCTAGTAACGTACGCCCTCTTAACCGGGGGCGTACCACTTGTACCTAGGAGGTACCCAATATGTCAGAATATGAACTGACCCACGAAGATGAAGAAGAGAGTGAAGGCAGCGGCAGCACAGGAGTAGAGGGCGCTGATTTTGAGTCAATGACTATCTCCAAGCTCCGCAGTTTTGCCAATCTATACCGTATTCCGTTTGCTAGGGATTCCACTAAGAAGGATATTATCTCAGCTATTCAGCACAAGCTTCGCGGTCAGACGATTGCCAAGCCCGTTGTAGGAGATTCCCGCCCCGGCCCCGGTTTCGTACGAATTAAGATGATGCGGGACAACGCGCCTCGGGCGCGTAACATACCCATCTATGTGCAGGTAAATGGACGTACGTGCACAATCCCGCGCGGCGTTGAAGTAGATGTTCCAGAGAAGATTGTTGAGTGCTTGCGTCACTCTACTCACCCGCAGATCATGGAAGATACCACCAAAGCGTTCAATGATCCTAAGCGTGTCCGGATTGAGGCGATGCCCTCCTACCCGTTCGAGGTTCTAGATCGTACCCCCGGCCCCGATCCGTGGCCCGGTTACGAAGTCCACAAGAAGTCTACCTACGGCCCGCGAGAGAAGTTCTGGAAGTTGTTTGGCCGCTGGCCTAAGCGCGGCGAAGTGACTGAGGCTATCAAGGGGGGCTTTATTACACTGTCTCCGCTGGAGGTAGTGCCAGACAAGGAGCAAGTGCGTGGCAAACTATCTGACACTGGTAAATAATGCAATAGAAGAAGCGGGCGTCGATCTTGACGCCCTAACTTCAAGTAACTTCGCGTCCCCGCCAAACCAGAAGCTGTACGAACGGTTTAAGAAGTGGGTCAATGACGCTTGGAAAGAGATTCAGATTGAGCGTGATAATTGGGAGTTTAGTACCGGCCGGGCTACAGTTTATCTGTACCCGGCTATCTACGTTGAGGAAGGCGACCGAGCTACGGCACCGCCTGCTGCGTCTACGTACACTACGGAAGATACGGACGTTACTATTACGGTGGCCTCTACGGAGCTGCACTCAGGAGCGTGGGCCGATGGCGATGCCAAGGCTACCATCTACTTCCTAACAGACGCCGCTCCGTATAAACTCAACGAGATGGTGGACGAGATTACGCCTACTCCTGCTGTAGACAAGTTCAGAGTTAAGGGGTTTGGTACATACAACTTCCTGACGGATGGGCAGGTTACAGATCTAGAAGAGATCCACAAGCAGACCCTGTACTTGCAGACAACTGGAGGCTCTTCTGACCAGACTAACGATGCGGGAACTGGCCGAACGCCTATTCACTTTGTTCCGTACAGCAATTGGCTTACCACTGCTGCGAATTCGGATGCTCGTGGCGCTCCTGTTCTCTTTACGGAAACCCCCGACGGACGGCTAGAATTCTATCCGCGCCCGGATAAGATCTACAACGTGACGTTCACGTACTCCAAGAGTATCGGTACCATGACAGCCTACTCGGATACTCCGACCGATCTACCCTCCAAGTACCACGACATTTTGTACTGGTCGGCGGTTATGAAGTACGGGCTGTACGACCGCCAGCAGGCGGTGTACGCCAAC